AATGGATTATTTACCTCTTCAATTTCATATATTTTTCCCTTATTTTTTATAAAATAATCGGATTGACCTAAATAATCAATATCATCTGCTGCATTAAATTTATATTTTTCTTGAATGCCTAAAAAAGAACCATAATAATCGATTGCATTTTTACATTTATGATGATGTAATAATTGACTCGATAAATAACAAAAAAAGTTATCTACATAGGATGCATTATTTGGATTACTTAATTTATTAATCGATTTATTATTATAAGACGGTAGAATTACTAAATCTTCTCTTTTATTTTTATATTTACCTATTAAAAAACGTATTGGATCTAATAATGGTGCAAATTTAATAAATATTTTGCGTTTAATTAGAGAACCAGTTAGAGAATCACTATTTACATAATCAATTACTGTATTCAAATCACAAATATGATATTTATTATTTAGTGATATAGAATCATAATTTGAATCATTCATTTGAAAAAATATATCATAAATTGGATTATAACATTGAATTTTTGATATATGAAATGGACAATAATTATATTTCTCTTTATACAAATCGCCTTTTTTTTCATCGCCTTTTTTTTCATCGCCTTTTTTTTCATCGCCTTTTTTTTCATCGCCTTTTTTTTCATCGCCTTCTTCGGAAAATTGTTCTAAATTTTTGAGAATAGGTTTTGTTATTTTTTGATAATTAATATTGAATTTAGACATTATATACTTCAAAAGAATATTATATTCAAGTGATTTAACGAAATATCAAATATATATTAAAAAAAATATTCAAATATATTCAAATAAAACTATAATTTTATTTGAATAACCTGTATGTATATGCGTTCTAAATATTTATTAAAATACATTTAAATATATATAAATGACATTGGAATTAAAAAAATTTGATATGCGTACAATAACATTTAAACCTGATGAAAATAAAGGCCCTGTTATTGTCATGATAGGACGTCGTGATACTGGAAAATCATATTTAGTAAGAGATTTATTATTTCATCATAAAGATATTCCTATAGGAACAGTTATTTCAGGAACTGAAGCTGGAAATGGGTTTTATGCTTCTCATGTTCCTAAATTATTTATTCATGAAGAATATAATACGGTTTTAATCGAAAATATATTAAGAAGACAAAAAGTTGTCCTTAAACAAGTAAATAAAGAAACGGAACAATATGGCAGAACAACAATCGACCCTAGAGCATTTGTCATATTAGATGATTGTTTATATGACCAATCATGGACACGTGATAAGCTAATGAGATTACTTTTTATGAATGGAAGACATTGGAAAATAATGCTTATTATTACAATGCAATATCCTTTAGGTATACCTCCCAATTTGAGAACAAATATTGATTATGTATTCATTTTGAGAGAACCATACATGACAAATAGAAAAAGAATATGGGAAAATTATGCATCAATGTTTCCAACACTCGAATCATTCAATTCTGTTATGGATCAAACAACAGAGAATTATGAATGTTTAGTGATAAATAATAATGCAAAATCAAATAAATTGAATGACCAAATATTTTGGTATAAAGCCGAAGGCCGACCAGATTTTAAATTAGGTTCAAAAGAGTTTTGGGAAATATCTAAAGGAATGGGTTCTGATGATGAAGATGAAGCATATGACCCAAGTAAATCAAAAAAGAAAACGACGGGTCAACAAATCACTGTTAAAAAAGGGAAATGGTAGTCAAATAAATACTGATATATAATATATAATATATAATGAATGAAATTAATGCTATTGTAGGTGATACATTATATGAAATTAATAGTATACCATTAAATAAATTGTTTTATACTGCAAATATGAGGGATTCTAACAATAATTATTCTGGTTTTATAAAAGTATATGATAAACTAAATACAGTTGAAGAAAATGATTTTCCAAACAAATATTCTAATAATAATGTGGATTTACTTTTAAATAAATGCAGTTATTTCACAGAATATTATTCCGGAGAAAATACTGTTAGTAATTTATCAGGTTATAATAAATTATCCTTTTTTGTTGTTGCAGGTGGTGGAGGAGCAGGAGGATCTACTAGTAGTGCCTCAGGTTCATCGGGAGGGGGGGGAAATATGTATAGATTTAATACCATATATGGAAAACCAGTAAGTTCATTTACATATAGAATTGGATCTGGAGGTACTGGTGGAACTAACGGTGGCAAAGGTGGAAATGGTGGTAACTCAACATTAAGTGTAACATTTACAGATTCAACTATATTTAATGTTACTGTTTATGGTGGAAATGGTGGTGATGGTAATGGTGGAAGTGGTGGAACTAATTCAGGTATTAGTACTACTACCATTGGAAATATGAATGTTGAAAGTGAAACGAATTATTTAGGATCTACTGGTGGGAATGGAAGAGGATCTGGTGGAAGTTATCAAGCAAGTCAACCATACCATGTAATGAGTGGATTTTTTGTAAATAGTATAACCCTCAATAATATGCCTGTGATTACTAATATTGTTTCAAATAATCCTAATATATCTTATTCTACTGCAATTGGTTGTGGTGGTTACGGTATTAGAAAATTGGCCAATTTAGATGGTATAAATGGTGGTGATGGATATATTCGTTGTTATTTTGCTTAATAGGTTCATTACAAAAAAAGAAAACAACAGGTCAACAAATCACTGTTAAAAAAGGGAAATGGTAGTTCATGAAAATAATTACTTGATAAATAACTTAAATAACTTAATATAATATTTTTATACATATGAAAGTATATGATAGTAAACGTGGTAGATTAGGAAATGCTGTTTTTAGATATTTTGCAAGTACATTATTTAGAATATTATATAATGCTGATAGGACATATAATGAATATGAATGTAATAAAATAATTTCAGATGATGAATTTATTAAATGGTCAAATTATATATTAAATACAAATATTATTCCAGATATTGATTTAAATTCAAATTATATGTTTGATGGATATTATCAACACGATAATATTTATATTAAATATAAAAAAGAAATTATTAATTGGATTATAACTCATCCTGATGAATTATTATGGACAGATGGTAATAATAATTATAATAATGATTATCATTATAAATCAACATCATATAAAAATATTGATTTATTAATAAATCCATATTCAGAAAAAATATATCAAATTGTTATTCACTTAAGATTAGAAGATTTTATAAATAATTCAAGTGTAATTCATCCAGAATCAATTAAAAATATATTAGATAAGATAAATGAAAAAAATATTTGTATTGTAGTAAATAAACCAACATTAGAAATTGAAATTAAATATATTAATTATTTTAAAAAATATTATAATGTAACTTTAGAATCAAATTCTATTATAGAAGATTATCATATAATGAAAAATTGTAAAATTTTAGTATGTTCTTGTTCAACAATAAATTGGATAGCAGCATTTTTATCAAAAACTGTTGAAAAAGTATATTTTCCAAATTATAAAAATAATGATAGAATTCATGAAACATTTAAAAAACCAAATGAAAATACAATTTTATATGAATTTAAAAAGTGTTCAAAAAATGAATTGGAAGATTTTTTGAAAATATAACAAGAAAAGTAAAGAAAATATACAAATAATTATTTATACACCCTTGAACATCTTAAATGGAACGCCTTCAGGCGTTCCACTAGATGTCTCAAGGGCAACGTTACCGATAAATCAATTGAAAAGCACGGTCATCAAAGATGACCGTTCCAATTCAAATGTTCATCGGTGTAAAAAGGTTTATAAATAATTGGCGTTTGAAATGTTAAAAGGTGTAAAACAATCGTCGAATCGTCTCTAATAATCGAAAAAATGGTGTATTATTTGTATCATGTAAAATATTGTTCGCAGTTTCTTCTATTACATCATGTAAATGTATATTATTTGATTCAATATATATACAATATATAATAAATATAATAACTGCAATGCTGATTTCATTGAACCACCGTACTTTTTCTTTACGAAGTAAAAAAAGTGGAATTATTTTGAATAAAATAATAACTAAAATATATTTGAATAATACTGGAATTGTCGCATCATGAAATAGTAAATATACAAATAATATAATGTTCTCAAATAATGCAATAAGTAAGGCAAATCTTGGATTGAAATATGTTTTGACAAATGTTGATTTTATGCATAAAATAAACAAAATAAACCATGCAAAAATCCAATACGAAAACAAATAATCCACACTAATATATTTTATCATTTACTTGTCACTATATAATAATACATACCCTAAAAATATTCCAAAGAAATTTTTGGAAAATAAATCAAGAATATTATAAGCAATATTTTTGTATTTGTATTTCAATATGGAAGAAAATCCATATAATGACCAAATTGTAATAAAATAATAAAATGTAATTCTTCCAATACTCGTATATTTCGCATATGTTTCGTATATTAAATAAAAAAACATACAAAATGGTATGAATCCCAATATTGCACTAGTCAATGGTCTTAATTTCCCTATTTCTGCTAAATAACCAAAAAATAACATTATTGCGTTTAATGCAAAAATTGGAAGCAAAATATAAATATTTGATTTTGCCGTTGAATAAAATGTATGTGTATTATTCTTATGATGTATACTATATAAATACATGCAATATGTAAATAACATTGAAGGTGTTGTAATGACCCAATCAAAATATCTATATTTAGTAATATTTTTAATATTTGAAAAATTGAAAACTAACCAAAGATAAAAAATACTCTCTATAAATTGAACAAAAAATTCTATCCACAATAAATGTTTGATAAAAGACAATGATGGACTAAATTCCATTGAAAGAACATAAATATCAAATATTTGTGTAACTACTTGAATGAATAAAGAAATTACGCTAGTATCATATATTATACTCATTATAATATATGAAAATATATTTTATCGTTTTTTTCGTTTTTTTTGTAATCACAACATGTAATCACAACATGTAATCACAACATGTAATCACAACATGTAATCACAACATGTAATCACAACATGTAATCACAACATGTAATCACAACATGTAATCACAACATGTAATCACAACATGTAATCACA